TGGGAAGAAAAGAAAGTCCGTCATATTGTAGCCCCTGACGGATCGGGAACAGCGTCCCTACCAGGAAAAGCAAAAGAGCAATCCCTACTCAGACATTCCAGAGCCTGAGATTCGCTTCGAGCAACCGTGGGGTCAGAAATCCCATAATGTGATGGCTAATCACATGCTCTGCGGGCCAAGGTCTAGGACACATAGGGGTGACAAAATCCCTATAACGGCAGCATACCGCCTCCTATGGGAAAAACACTAACTGGAAAGACAATTGGGCAAAAGGACATGGTTAGTGACGAAAGGAGAAAACCTCCCTTCGATTAGCGTACGTTCGCACTGCTGCCAGACAGTGAACGGTTTCCAAACCGCCGCTACGAATTGTTTTGAAACCACTTAGGCAATATCAACTCGGGACATGTGAACAATGCGAGAATCAGTGATGATGTCTCCCAATCGTGCTCTTGACAGGAGCTCGATGCATTCTTCAATATCCCTTGCTGACATACCATAGTGGTGAGCGTAGAAGTACTGAACGTCATCAAGAGGAACAGAGAACTTCCCCTTGATTTGATGCTTATACTCGTTGTACTCGACCATTTCTCGACCTGATGGGAGTTGTGATCGAATCGCGACCCCAAGGGAAGCGAGAAGAGGATCAACCTGACCAAAGGCGTCCAAAGTCGAACATATGCTCCGCAACCATTCAAGTTGCTCGGCTTTGCTCCTGTCACGTATATCCCAGAAGAGTTTTGCCAATAGTTTACCGGCCTTTGGCATGAGAACGTAAGAACCATTACAGGGGTGAAACCGCCCGGAGCAGAATCCTACATCCAGCGGGTGTCCCTGTATAATGGCCTCAACTTCCATACCATAACCAGTGTATCTATTAACTAGCCCTTCATGACCACCAATTCGATTGACTTCCCAATCAGTGGTAATAGTGACTGAATCATCGCCACACACAATGCTCAACCATTTTCGCCCTCGGCCATGAATTTCCATCTTCATAGCAACGTTAACAAGAGTATCACCGAGACTCGTGTCAGGCCAGCCAGACTGCATAGTATATGCGACCTCATATTTAGTGCCGAGGTTAGTCGTTCCTGCAGTTTCCATACCTCGCTTCAAAATTCTGCAAACCTTCTTAGGCAGCAGACGTTCATACATCTTGTCAAGGAACGCGAATGGTCCCTGACCAAGATGCAAATCGAAGCGACTCTGGTCATCTTCAAGAAAAACTAATTTCTCCCCAGGCTCTAACATCGATGTGATTAGGTCGATGCCCTTTCCAAACCAGGCACCGACTTCCTCACATGAGAGGCCACAAGTGTATATAATCTGACGACCCTCCAAAATCTCGGACGGCAGACATCTCTTCGGCATGAGACGCCTGCGAACTTTCTTCGCCAACTTGCGGATCCATGGTCCACAAGTAACAGACATTTCCAGAGGGCAGCCTTGAATAAACCTAGGATCTTTAAACACAAGATCGTCTGTGTTCTTAACAGCCAATTCTTTCTTGATAAAAGACTTGGCCCTAGGCTTAATAAGGCGAGCATACTCAAAATGCTTCTTGCACTCCAAAAGTTCATCCCTCCGTCGCGGAGGGAATGAAGCTGCCCAAGCCTTGAAATCGTAAGGCCGAGCAACACGTCTGATTCTCTTGGCTAGAAAATCACAGTGATTCCTAGAAATGACGTTCCAATTAGCAACAATGTTCCAGTAGGCTTCATGACTGGCATCTTGCGGCAATTCTTTGAAAACCCTACCGTCCATAGAAAGCTTCTCGTTGTGCCAACAGCCCCTATAAACGGTCGGGATGCATCCTTTTACTCCAAAGTAGGAACGCACTCCAAACATAGGCTTACAAACATAGTTCCAACGCCTGTAAGTAAGTCCATTACACGGAATGTCTTTAGTCTTAACTGGGTGATCAGCCAAGCACACGGAATGATAGTCGCCACAACGGACAACAGTAAAATCCTCAGGGTCAATTTCACGAGTCCGCATGCAATTCAATGCAATTGGAGGTGAAACAAGTCCCCAGAAGATATTCCATGTAATGTGGACAACAACACTCG